TTGTTGCATTGATTTTTAAAGGGTTTGTAAAGGGGAGAGAATTTTCTCCCAGCTTTTAAAAATTCAAAAAGACGAGCTTTTAAAGGTGGGGTCAAAATTAACCCCAGTTAATACAGGATTTGGAATTAAAGAAACTATGCTACTAGAACTTGACTATTTGCCAATTAAAATTACTTGAAAAGAGCTGGATATGTAAAAATCGAAAAATCAATCGGCTCAAATTTCAGCCGATTTAGTCTCCACAGATTTGTGGAGATTTAACTGACCCAGATTTGGGTAGATTAAAATTACAATCCATACCAAAAGTAGAAATCTTTGTTGAAACTCTGGTAAATTCAGAAAGCTCAAATTTGAGCTCTCTAATTTTAATAGAAATTTTATAAAAAAGTTCTTGACTTTTCCGTACGTAAATGTTAATATTAGTTATCGTACGGAAGAGGTGAGAATATGGAAGAAAAAATTATGAAAAAAGTAAATTTTAATAAAGGAGGTGCAGGTGGATATACCCCAAGAATAACATTGAATAGTAAATGGGTTGAAGATATGGGTATAACTAGAGAAGATAATGAAATAGAGGTAAGATACAATAAAGAAACAAAAGAAATCATAATAAAAAAGGCGAAATAAAAAATCCTCTCTCTCGTAACGAAAAAGAGGATATATACATATAATGTATTCGCCAATACCATTATACTATATATTCTCTTAAAAAACAAATATTTTTAGGAGGAAATTTAATGGAAAACATTATGGATTTAGTAAAAATTGAAAGAGATAAAAATTACGGGTTGGTTGTCAGCAGTAGAGTTATTGCGAAAGGGTTAGGGAGAAGACACAAAAATGTTATAAGAGATTTGGAAAATATACTTGAAACCCCCGTAAATTCAGAGAACCCAAATTTGGGCTTTCTGATTTTCCCTAATGAATACAGGGTTTCTAATCAAAAGAGAAAATATAAAGAATATCTCTTAACCAAAGATGGATTTATTCTTTACATGTTCAACATTCAGGGGCATAACAAGTTTAAAATTTCATACATAAATGAGTTTAATAGAATGGAAAAAGCGTTAAATGAGAGAAAAGAAAATGAAACAAAAGTAATCCAAATTGAAGCACCCAAGAAATTAACATTTAGGGGAGAAATTGTTATTACATTGTCTCAGCTATCAGAGATTCTTGGAAAGGACAGGGAAACTATAGGAAGCAAACTGGAACACAAAAATGTAATATCAGGTAATGACTTGAGAGAGTTCAAGTCTGAGAATCAGGGGAAGAAATACATGTCCTGCTTGACAATACTGAACAAGGATGAGGCTGTTCAGGTTGCTGAAAGGATTAAAAATGTCAGCGAAGAAAGTAAACAAGAACTTATGAGATACTTCATTCCTGATATGGAGAGCATTAAGGACAGCAGACATTGGAGAAGAATAAAAGATATGCAGAGCGAGTTATGTGTATCTGGAAAGGTATTCTTTGCTGAAGTGAAGAAATTGGAAGAAAGTATTGAAAAACTTAAGGAATTAAAAATGCAAATTCTTGCATATATCCAATTTATGAATTATGACATTCACGAATTAGAGAAATAATTAAATTTTACAAAGGTCACGATTATTAATTTAGTCGTGATTTTTTATTATATAAATTTTTTAAGAAGAAAGGAGCAAAAAGATGTCTTTTGTACTATTTAAAGCTGGGGATTACGGCAATAAGGGCAAATGGGATAATAAGCATTTGGCTAGTCTTGTCAATAATAAGAAAGAGCTGGATATAATCCCTTATCATACAAGCGAGTTTACAAAACTTGGAGTATTGAGAAATGAAATTCCAGTTATTGGGAAGTTCAAAGGTATAAATGTTAAAGGCGATGAGATAGTTGCTGATAATGTTGAAATCTTTGACAGAAAAGAATTTAAGAACCGCAAGGTCGACAGGCTTTCTGTTGAGATTGAAAATGGGGAGATAACTCGTGTTGGTGCACTTCCTGTTGGGGTTGAACCTGCTGTCAGCAATAGCGGAAGTTTTGCTGATGGAGAGTTTTCTCAAGGATTTGAGATGGATTGGATTAATCAAAATAATATAATTGAATTTAGCGCCGGTGGAAGTGCCGAAGGTAAAAATAATAATAATGGAGGGAAAGACGGAATGAATTTTGAAGAATTTTTGAAAAAATTGTTGGAAGCTGGAAGTGAAGACAAGATAAAAGCAGTCAATGAAGTATTGAAAACCTTGTCTGAAGAAGAATTGAAAAAAGTTGAGATTCCAAAAGATAAAGGGCCTGATAAAACTGAAGACGAAATCAGAGCGGAAGTTAAAAAAGAGTTTGCAAGGGAGCAGGAAATAAGAGAATTTATGTTGAAAAATTCTAACAAGATAACACCTGCCTTGAAAAAATTAGGGATCGAAGAGTTTGTTAAACAATCTTTTGAAAATAATGACGGCGTTGTTGAATTTTCTGTAAACGGCAATAATCAATCAGTTAAGTCGAGCGATATTTTATCTAAACTGTTTGAAAACTTGCCAAGTTTTGGTGGGCATAAGCCGCTGGAGTTTGGCAGCGATGATGACGAAGTTTCAAGACAGCAGCAAATGATAGCCGATGAAATAGCAGGATATAAAGCTAGAAACAATATTAAATAAGGAGTGGTGGATGTGAAAAATAGAGTTAAATTTTATGGTGAAGATAAGAAAAAAGATATTGTGTTAAATGAGTTTTTTCCAAGAAAAACAGTTACATTGGCACAAGGTGAAGTTATAAAATATGGTCAGGCATTGGTTTATGATACAACTACTGGGAAATATAAGAAATATGATTCCAGCACACCTGGAGGTAAGTTGCCAAAAACTTTTTATGTTGGTGCGGATGAAGATGTGGATGCGACAACTGAAGATGTTAAGATTCAAGTTGTAAGAGCTAGTGATATTGATGGAAAACTTGTTGTTGGAGTAACTGATACAGATTATGCGGCACTTGATAACCTGGATAAATACGGAATAAATGTAAGATTTGATAATATTGAAGCAAAATAACAGAGGAGATGATTATAGATGTTAAACGATATACAATTAAAATTAATGGCTTTATATGCGGTTGTAGAGCCGAAGGTGCAGACGCACTACCTGGACAGATTTGGAAATGCAAATCCTGAATATATGAGCGACAATGAAACTATTCTTTTAAAAGATTTGAATGATTACTTGGTTGAAGCAAGTATTATTGAGCGTGGGAGCGAGATTCCTTTCATAAAGGTAAATGGTATGGAAAGTATGGCAATTACGCCTGATATTGTGGCCGCTTCTTATGAATTAAAACCTATTATGAATGGTGGAACTGCTACCTTTATTAATGGTCAAATGGTTGATCCGCAAAAATATCAGGAAGACAGATTGCTTTTAAAATTGAAAAATGCGATGTTGAAAACTAAGGAAAAAATGGCTGCTAATGCTTTCTTGCAAGGGAAATATGTTCAAGCAAATTCTCAAACTGAAATTGATTTTAAATTCAATAATCCAATTGCAAAAGATGCCAAGAAAATTAATAACTGGGTTACTTTTTTCTTTGACATAATTGATGACTATGAGAAAAAAAATGGAGTAATGCCGGACAGAATTGAATTAGGGAGAACTTTATTTGATAAGTTAATCAAAAACAATGAATTCATTGAAGTTGCAAAAGCCTATTCCAATTCAATTGGATTATCCGCTGATGAAAAACAAGTTTATTTAGACTTGCTAGGACAAAGAATTTCTAAATTGAGAACAGCTCAAGACTTTAATGGCAGAGATATTGCAACTGACAATATGATTTATTTATCAAATGACAATGCCTTAGTTCCTGTATTTGCGGCACTTGAAGCGGTGGATGCAACAGGAAAACCTTTTGTATTTGTTGGACAGGAAATTCTGGATGAAACAGCTGCCAATAAAGAGACTGCAAGAGCTAAAATGTTCTGCAAATCAGCATTTGCTCCAGTAGTTGCTATTAAAGATTTTATTGTCAGATATGAAATTTCTAATGTGGACAGCATCGCCATTGTTCCCAACTCAAAATAGGAAGTGATTGATTATGCTGGAAAAGGTGGGAGGGACTTCTGAAAATGGAGCTGCTCCTGAACTTGATGAAAAGTTGTTAGAAAAAATATCCTATATTCCTAAAGTCGTATCTATTGAAGTTTGCAGATATTCCAAAAGGACGGCTCAAGAATTTATTGATTATATAAATAATCAGCTTGTCCCGGATTGTAAAATTTTTGTAACGATTTTTATAGGTGATGAGAAATATAAATTTTTGGATTCCGAAACAAAAAGAGTATTAAATGAGCTTTATGTGGCTTGGAAAATATATGAAAGCCTAGAGAAAGAAAAAATTTCAGAAGATAAGAGAGATACACTCTATAAGCTACTGGAAAGTTTGAAAGGAAGTTCTGAAGATAGCAGCGGTTCAAGTCTTTTGAACGACAATAGATACGGACGGATTTATAGATTTTAGGAGCTGATGTGATGTTTGACATAGTATTTAAAAAATTTAAGGAAGAGCTGGAAAAAGATTATCCTGATTATGCGTTTTATATAACAGATGACTTGGAAGCCGAGGATTTTGTGATAAATTCAGTAATTTGTGAAATAAACGGAATTACTGTGAAAAATGCTAAAGAATACAGTGCAATGCTAAATTTTTATATCATAAAGCCTAAAGTGCAGGATGACTTGGGGAACTTTATTTTACAGGCACTGGATATTCAAAAGAAAATACAAAATTTAGATGAGAACAGGAGAATATTCTTTTCTGAAAAAATGAATTTACAATTTGGAGAACTGAAATCAGTAGAAGCAAAAGAAACTTTGAGAATATGCCTTATAACTGGGACTTTTGATACAAGTTTTCCAATAAAATATGCGATTGACAATATGAAGGAATATAGTCCAGCTAAGAATATATATTTAAGTAAAAGGAGTGATGAATAATGAACGGAAGTCCAAAGTTTGTTTTGGAAATCGAAGAAAGAGCGGGAACTGCCATTGCCAGAAGTGAGCAAGGAGTCATAGGAGTAGTGCTGTTTGACAGTACAAAAGATGACAGGGATTACACTTTTAACAGCAGAGGGGATGTGCGACAGACAGACTGGAGTACTGAAAATTTTAACTTATTAAAAGATTTGGCATTTGTTGGAAGCCCTTATAAAGTTATTGTTAAAAGAGTAAAGGAAGATGAAAGGGAATCAATAAAAATAACAGATGTCTTAAGTGATTTGGAAAGCAGAGTTGACAGTATAGTTATACCAAGTGCAACAGAAAGCGAGACAGATAATTTAATAAGCTACGCTAAAAGTAGACATAACACAGAATTGGGAAAATTAGCACTGGATTTTGACCAGGCCCACTTTTTTGTATTTGTTGCTTCGGATAAAGTGCCGGACCATCATGCAGTGGTAAATTGCGGCATAACAGGAGCAGTTGTGAATGGCCATTCATACAGTGATAAAGAATTTGCACTTGCCATTGCTAGTATGGAAGCGGGATGTCCTATTTCAAGAAGTATTACAAATATGAAAATGGGATTCTTGGAAAAATGTGATGTTCCAGCAGAACCGGGTAAAATAACTAAACAAGGAAAAATAGCGGTCAATGTTCAAAAAGATGACAGCGGAATCAGCTATTATGTGATTAATCGTGGAGTTACTTCGTTTATAACACCTGATACTACTAGACAGCGTAGATTCAGCAAGGTTAAAGTCGTAAGAAGTTTATTCACAATAATTGAGGATTTGAAAAAATCTTGGAATGACTATAAAGGTGCAAGACTAAATGGTTATTTAAATAAAATGGCTTTTTTAAATGCGGTCAATGCCTACACTCAAAGTCTTATGAATCAAGGAATATTAGACCCCGATTATTCAAATTCTTTTGATATTGATGTGGAGCGGCACAAATTATATTTGATGACAGAAAAAGGTATATCGAAGGAAGAAGTGGACAAAATGAGTGAAGCTAAACTTCGTAGAATTAATACGGTTGATGTAGTTTATGCAAGATGTGATGAATTAATGCCGCTTGACTGTATGGAAGACTTTTTTGGAAAAGCTATAATTCAAAGTTAGGAAAGGAATGATAAGGAATGGATATATTTAAGGCAAATCAGGTAATCTCGGGTTCACATGGAACGCTTATGATTGATGGAGAAGTATTTGCGGAAGTATCTGAAGTGAAAATAGAGACTAAAATAGAGAGAAAAGAAGTTTGGCTTCCTGGAGGTCAGAAAGGTGAAAAAATTGTCGGTGCTAGTGGGGAGGGCACTATTAAAAGATATAAGTTAAATTCAAATTGGTTTAAGAAATTTACAAAATTAGCTAAAGGGAATGAAGTGTATTTTGAATTATATTTCCAAGTTGACGACCCTGATGTTGCAGGTGCTGAAGCAATTAGAATTACTGACTGCTGGAATAAGGACGGGTTTTCTATAGAAGCTAAGCGTGGGGAAGAAATGGACGAAGAATTGAAAATCGGTTATCTTCCAATAAATCTTAAAGCGGTTGAATTAATTTAGAAGGGAGAAATGATTCAATATGGATTTAAAGGAATTATTGAAAAGGCGTGAGGAAGCGAATAAAATTCGTGAAGAAAAATCATTGGTAGAATTTACTTTAGAAAGCTATAAAGATACTGTCTTTAAATTAAAAGTTCCTGACTTTAAAGCCTTTATAGAACTTTGCAGTAAAATTGGAATTACGGATTTTACTATTTCAAAAAAAGAAATAGAACGAATATTTGCCGAAAAAATTACAAAATCAAATGCTGTTATTTGCGATTATCTATTTGATACTTTCGTGGAACCTAATTTTACAGATTTGGCAGGGGAGCTGATGGTGGAACTAAAAGCGCAAAGCAGAGCAGGGATTATTAAAAGTTTTTTTACCGATAATGAGATTATGGAAATATTAATTTTGGTTATAAATAAACAGACCGCTCTTTTTGAAAGCAGTAAAAACCCAAATGTTGTAGAATTAAA